TGGTCTTTGGCTCCGGCGCTGACTTCGGTGCTGGCGACGCTGGTGTCGCCTTCGCTGCCGGTTCGTCTGAGGGCTTGCCCTTGATGACAATGGCCGGCTTTTTCTCTGGCTCCGGCTCTGGTAGCGACACTGGCGTCGGCTTCGCCAGCTCAACGTCTGCGGTGATCTTGTCCTGCTCCGCTTTGCTCAGGGTCTTGTAGATGGCCGCCTGTTTGTCGGTGGGCAGCTTCCCCTCGATCAGCTTTTTCTTCAGGCCGGACATTGCGCTGGCCGTTTCCTTTTTCAGTTGCTGGCCGGCGGCTTCTTTGGTGATGGCGGCCAGCAGGTCTTTGGGTGTGCCGTACTCTGCGGCCTTCCCGTTCTTCGACCACTGGTTGAATATGCCCTGTTTCAGCTTTGTCTGGGTCTCGGCGGTGCCGGTGGCGATCGCTTTCAGTTCTTCTTTGGCCAGCAGGGTGCCGTTTTTCGCGTCGATCTCGGCTTTCAGCGCGCTCTGGATCTCGTCTGGCAGGGTGGCCACGTAATCGGCGGCCTTTGCGTTGGGGGTCTTGCCCGCGATCATTGACTGTTTCCAGCTCTGGGTCAGGCTGTTCTGTTCCGATTTCAGGGCCTTCTGCTTTGCCGCTTCCAGCAGGTCGGTTGGCGTCATGGCCTTGCCGGCCTTCGTGCCGGATACCTGCTTAACCGCTGCGGATAGGTACGGGGTCTTGTCCGCGATCGCCTGGTCGATCTGGTATTGCGCTGCCCGCTGCTGGGTCTTGGCCTTCTGGGTTGCGAATGCGCCTTTAACCTTGGCGCTCTGCAGCTCTTTCAGGGCCTTGTCGGCTTGCGCCTGCATCTTGCCTGCGGCCTTGGCCTGTTCCAGCGATGCCTGGGCACTGGCGAGGGCCTGGGCTTCCTCTGCAGCCATGGCCTCGGCTTTCTCCGCTGCCAGTTCGTTGATCTTTGCCGCCCGGTTCTTGCCGGGGTTGTGGGAAAACTGCGGATCCACTCCCTTGGGCACCATCATGCCCTTGCCGGTGCGTGGGTTCGTCCATAGCTGGTTCTGCGGGTCGGGCTCGGCGCTTGGGTTGATGCCGTATTCCGCCAGCTCGTCTTCGTCCACCTGGATCACGCCACATCGGCAGTTGTAGCCGTTAAGCGGGTAGTGGGTGTCCCAGAATGGCGAACCGATCGGTAGCAGGGTGCCGTCCCATGCCGCGTGTTCCGGTCGGGTGGCAGCGTCATCCACGGCGTCGTACAGCAAATAGGGCGCGTCCTGGGCATTGGCCTCGACCTTCTCCCAATGGCCGGCGGCGTAGGCGCTCTGCAGGTTGGTTCTGAATATGGTTTCAAGGCGGGAGGCGCTGCCTAATTGCGAGCTAACCACTTGCCCGGTCAGTGGGTCTATCAGGTCGGCTTTGCCCCACCATCCGGCCTTCTGCAGTTGCGGTATCAGGTCGCGCTTAAAGTCCTGCAGGGTGCTGCCGGTGGCCAGGGCGTCGTCCAGTTTGCCCTTAACGGTGCCCAGCAGGTCGGTGTCCATCATCTTGGCAACGGTGAAGGCGGTGTCGTGTTCCTCGCCCACCAGGTCCAGATAGCTGAACGTCGGGATCAGGCCCTTGCCCTGAAAAAACTCGATGGCCTGGGCCGGCTCCAGGTCGAAGGCGGCGGACAGCTCGAAATAATTGATAATCATGGGCGCTTCCGGGTGAAGGTAATGGCGTCCAGGCCGACGGTGTATGGATACCCGTCCCGGCTCAGGTTTATGGCGGCCCAATATCCTGTACTGGTGCCGTATCGAACGAAGCAATGGCTGGTGAGGCCGTTGTCCAACATGAAGCAGGCGGCTTTCGCCCAGGCCTTCCCCGCCAGCCAGCCGATCATTCCCTCTGGCCTCGCAGCAGGCCCATCAGGCGGCTGGAGATTGAGGCGTTGCGCACGGCTTTGACGGCGGCTTCGTTGGGCGGCTCGGTGATCATTTCCAGCAGACGTTCCTTGAACGTTTCCACGTCGTCGGTGTCATCCAGGAAGGCCAGGATCTGCTCCACGCGCTTGCCGATTAGATCCGGGTATTTGGTGGCCAGGGCTTCGGCGGCGTCCGCCATGCGTTGCTGGTCCGCCCGGTGCGCTACCCGCTTGCTGGCCAGGCTGCTGATCTCGGTGAAGTCCTCCGGCAGCGGTCCGATCGGGTTCGGGGGTGTGGTGCTCTGCTTTCGCAGGCGCCAGCCCGGGCCGTAGGTTTCTTCGATGTAGTCCTCGGTGGGGTCGTAGCCCAGGCCCATGATCTTCTGGTCCCGCTCCGCGCGGGCGTCAAGGTCTGCCTCCGGCTCGGTGCGTCGCCACACCCTGGGTGGGATCGCGCCCGGGTGGTTCCATTCGGTCAGCCAGGCGACCACGGTCTGGTTAAAGCTGGCGCAGACCAGGTCCGAATCGCCCTTGACCACTTCGTCCCGCACTTCCTTGTGGATCTTAGCCTGGGCCATGCTCCCGCCGTCGTCGCTGGTCATGGTCTGGCTGAGCACGATCTTGCTGATTGCCTTGTCCATGCGCTCAACGATCACGCTGTAGTCTGCGGATCCGCTTCGGGTGGCTTCCAGCAGCTCCACCTGAACGTCCTCTGGAATGGTCACGGCGCTGTCGGTCTGGATCGCGCCGAGCATCTGCAGCACTTCGTTAAGCTGCTCCTCGTCGCCCTTCATATTCGCCGGTGTCCGCCCGATTGCGGTGGGCATGGCGAACTTGTCCAGGTAAATCATCCAGAACTTGACGGCGTTGCGCTTGAAAAAGGCCGGCCAGAACAGGGAATGTCCCAGGCCCCGGCCGTAGGGGTTGTCGCTGGTGTCGCCTCCAATGCTCAGGGTCCAGAACTTGCGCTCTGGCATCAGGTCGCCTTCCGGGTTGTGGATGTTAATCAGGCGCAGCTTCAGGTCTTTGTCGAAGCGGAAGCGCGAACGGTTGCGGACCTTGACGTCCTGAATGGTCACGCGGTTGTTTTTCTTGCCCCACAAAACCTCCCCCACGGCGTATCCATGCAGAAGGCCGTACAGCATGCGGTCGGTGATGGCGTCGAAGTCTATGGCGTCCAGTTGCTCGCGCAGGTCTTCGGCGGCGGCCAGGTCATCGGCGCTATTGCCCCCGGGCTCGACGTCCCATTCACTCTGGGTGGTGGCCCGGCGGCGCTGCTCAAACGCGGGCCCTATCTGGTCGTCGCGCAGCAGTTCGTCGTACAGCTCCACTTTGCCGCCCCGGCTCTGAATGATCGGGTCCGGGTTGGTCAGCAAGCTGTTGCCGTATAGCTGCAAACCGTTGTTGTAATTGGTGACGATCTCGCCCTTCTGTGGTGCTGGCATATCAATATCCTCTGTAATGGTTGCCTCTGATCCTGCCCCAGCCGTTCTGGGTGCTGGCTTTGGGTGCCTCGTCCATAGCCGCGCGCTTGACGCCGCTGGCCTGGTGGGTGACGGGTCCGGCGCTGGCCTTCGCCCACTTTAAGAACTGGCTGGTGCTGTCCACCTGGTCGTCGTTGGCGGCCAGCGGGAATATGGTTATCTCCAGCTCGAAGTCCAGGAGCCAGCTCGCGCTCTCTGGCAAGGCCACCAATCCGGCCTCGATCATTCCTGAAACTTCGATTAGCCGGTCTACCTTGTGGACGCCCTGGGGGTCGATCGGCACAACGGGCAGCCGGGTCTGGGCCTTCAAGTCCTGGATCAGCGACTGTCCACTGGCTTTATCCTCGATTAACACCACGTCGGGCAGCCATGAATTTGCCATGCTGGTGGCGGCGCGCTTCAGCTCCGGATAGATCATGCGCTTGCGGAAAACGTGCAGCAGGTGGTACCCGGTGGCGTGTTCGCCCCAGGTGGTGCAGACGCTCGGGTCGTTGGCATCGCCGTCTTTGATGCCGGTGTCCCAGGACTGGATGATGCGGCGGTAATGGGCCAGCGGGGCGCTGTAGCGCTCGAACCATGAGGCCCTAACCAAGCCGCCCTCTGGTGTTGCGTTCCAGTCGCCGTTCAGCCACGCCTGTACCAGCCATGCCGGGCCGGATTGGCGCAGGCGCTTCTGGTAGTTGGGGTCGTTGACCGAGAGCAGCCGGTTGTCGCTCAGGCGGCTGGGGATGTATATCCGCTGGCCGCCCTCGTCGGCGTCTATCAGGCTCAGGCCCTTGGGCGCTGGATCGACGTAGCGTTTCTTCAGCCATTCGTGCCCTGGGCCGCCGGGGTTGGCCGACTGGTTGAAACTCGGGGGAATGCCCACGGTGTTCCGTAGGGTGGCGCGCAGCTTGTCCAGGGGCGCCGGGCTGGGGAAGTTCCCGGCCTCGTCGACGTAGATATCGGTATAGCTGTGGCCCTGGAACTTGGAGGCGTCCAGGTCGCGCTGCAGGCTCCGCATTTTCAGCCGGGCGCCGTCTGGGAAATACCAGGTACGCTTGCCGGCCATATATTCCGCGCCCAGGGCCGGGTATATCTCCATGCTGCGGGCGATCACTTCGTCCAACTCGTCGTATGTCCGGCGGACGAATATGCCGCGCATGTTGCCGCCGTGCTGCTTCCAGCGGCTCGCCCATTTTCCCAGGAAGCCGTCGGTCTTGCCGCCGCCCCGGGCGCCGCCGTACATGATGTCCTCGATCGGGCAGGTCAGCAGCAGGGTCTGGGGCCCGTCTTGTGGTGACCAGACGACGCGGGTGTCGGCGGCGGGGGTTCTCATTCTTCGGCTTTGGTGGCCTGGTACGCGCTCACCTGGTCCATCCATTCAGCGACGCTGCCCGCCGGTGCCGGTACCACAAACACGCCGCTTTCGGTGTCATCGCCCTTGCCGTCGGTCTGGGCAATTTTGGCGGGTGCATCCAGGCCCAGCAGCTTGGCGCGGCGCTCCATGACCTTCAGGATTTGGGCGTTGGCCTTTGGGTTGGCCTTGCTGGCGTCCGCCCAGAAGAACGACTGCAGGTCGTCCAGGCGGTCCAGCTCCTGGGTGCGCAGAATGTCCGCCTCCCCGTTCAGATGCTCCTGGGCATCGGTCAGGGCTTTGGTTACGGCTTTGTGAACGCTGCTTTTGGTCATGCCCAATTGGACGGATATGCGGCCGTAGCTCCATCCCATCTTGCGCAGGGCGACGGCTTTGGTCCGGCGTTCCCTTGCCTCGATGGTTCTCTGGCTGGTCTTGTTGGCCATGCCCGTTCTCCTGCTTATGCGTTCGCTAGGGGTATCTGTTCGTCATTCCCCGCCGCCAGGGGCGTGATGTCATTAAAGGGCTGCCCGGTCGCCTCATGGATGGCGGTCTGCCCGGTGTATTCCTGCCAGCGCTTGACCAGTACGTCGGTGTACTTCGGGTCGTATTCCATGGCCCGGGCGTGGCGGCCGTACTTCTCGCAGGCGATGACGGTGGTTCCGCTGCCCGCGCATAGGTCCAGAACCTTGTCGGTCTTGCGGCTGCTGTTCTTCACCATGTGAGCCACCAATTCGACGGGCTTCATGGTTGGGTGCGTGGCGCTGCGGCTGGGCTTATCGAAGTGCAGGGCGCTGGTGTTCATGGCGTTCATCAGGGCTCGCACCTGGTTGACCAGCTCGCTTTTGTCCATCTCTTTGATGTTGGGCAGGTCGCTTATGACGGTTTTCTTGTTGAATTCGCCATACCACTTGTGGGCCGCTCCCGGCTTCCATCCATACAGGATCGGCTCGTGTTGCCATTGGTAGTCCTGGCGGCCCAGTACCATGCTGTTTTTTACCCAGATAACGCATTGCTTAAGCAGGAAGCCGGATTCTGTCAGCGCGCTGCGAAAGTTCACGCCCTCGCTGTCGGCATGC